TATTCTGGTGCTATGTAAATTACATCTGTAGCCGCAAAAAGATGGTCAATATAGTGTAAACCTTTTGTCACTACTACTGTAAAATAGCCAACTAGCTTACCATCAGCTCTAGCTGTATAAAGTTTAATCATTCCCAAAGATTCTAGCTTGTAATAAGTATCCCAATCTGGATTGAGCTTTATATTGTCCTGATTAATTGCTATTTCTGACCAGTGATTTTCAATCAAAGGCTGAATTTCACCTTTAATTGAACTTATACGTTCTTGATTGTATTCCATTATTCACCCCATACTAGTTCTTGTTCAGCGATACTCTCTATGTAATCTAAGCCTAAATCGTTGCCACCAAAATGCTTTTGATCTTCTTTTGTGTAGAGCCTTTGGTTGCTTCTGCTTAATCTAGCTAAATGGTTTTCGATATCTAGCTTAATTGTTATTGTTTCACCATTTTGCACATATGTGCCATTATCCATAAAACCTTTGAAAAAAACTGTGTACCCCTCAACAAAAGAGTTATCTTTTTCAAGAACCCCAAGATAAACTATTATATCTCCACCTTGAAATTCTTCGCTTCTGATTGCGCTAACAATCGTATTGTCGCAACCTGATAACGTAATGCTAAGACCAGAAGTGCCTAAGTCGCTGTTTTCCTGTACAGAAGAAATTGACAAAAGCGAACCTGCACCTGTATATGTTTGCCCGCCAAGAGAGCAGTTGCCATATCCAGTCCACAACCTTAATTCTGTGCTAAATGAAGCCTTTACAAATAAAGCAGGTCTGAGCAAGTCATCGTTAATCTCTGACAAAAAATCACTAGAAAGTCCGCGACTCATCAGATAGCCTCAACACAAGCTAAGGTAAAGCTGTGCAGTGATTCTCTACCTACGCGCCATTCAACATCATTAGAGGCAAGCCGCCAAACTGAGCTAGGATATGTCACATCTAATGTTTGTGAAGTTATGGTATCGCGGAGAGGCGGCATTATTTCACAACTAGTTGTAGCATTAGCAGGTGCATCTTCAAGCACAACATATAGCCTACCCAAAATGCTAACATGGCTACCTGCTTTCAATACATGATTACTACTATTTGTTATACCTATAGTGTGAGAGCCTACGCTAGATGAAGCTGTGCAAACAGGCACATTGCTAGTATATGTCTGCTGTGGATCGCCAAAACGAAAAGTCTTAGCTACGCCTCGCAATCCCGCAATAAAAGCCTGAAATGCCCTAGCCTCGTCAAAGTCTAGCGGTCTTATAGTTATTTCTGCTTCCCATCTTGCTGTGCCAAAATCTTGAACTTGCTGAACAAAAGAAGTAGAAGATGTTGTGACTGCGGCAGACTGAACAAGTCTCATTGTAAGGTCTTCAACTATTGTCTTTCCGTTAATAGTTGGAAATGTTAAAGGGTATGATAGTGCCATCTTATCTTCCTAATATGCCAGTTGAGTAGCCACCGCCTCTACGCCTTTCAGCTAATACTGCGCCTTTTGCCGCATCTTGTATCTGTGGTAGTAGATTCTGTATTTCTGCTCTAACTGTTTGCTGAACGCCAGTAGTTACATTGATTGTCTGATTAACTACTACGCCCTGACCACCGCCTCTAGTGTGATCAATAACAGTTTCATTGGGATGTAGTATAGCATTAAAACCACCTTTTCCGTCTACACCGCCAGACCTAGAACCTATACCAGTGAAACCACCGCCATCAAAAGACTGTGCCTTGATAGCTGATACCTGCGCCATACCTGCCGCTACTGAGGATGCCGCCATAGCTATATTGATAGGGAAAGGATACGCGCCCATTGATTTAGCCGCGCCCTGATAGGTGCTTACTAGAGCATTAGCAATACCTGCCGCCTTAGATAAAGCAAACATTTTCTTTGAGTTTTTACCCGCCATAGCTAGGTTTGAAGCTAAACCACTCGCAACAATCTGCGCTTTTTCATCGCCTCGCTTCTGCTCAAAGTTTAACTCATTTTTTCCTGCTTGCTTAAGTGAATCATAATTCTGTTGTAAAGCATTCCTAGTATCTTCATTACCAGATTGTGTCTGCTGTGTCTTGTTTGCGGCTACTTCTTCTGCTGTGGCTCTTGAATGCTCTCTTATCTGCCTAAAATATTCAATCATATTTGCCGCCATTTCATCAGGCGAAAGATCAGTCATACCTATAAGCTCTGCTCTTAACAGTTGTAATGATGATTTTGATTCCTTTGCAAAATCAGCTAAAGGATTAGTGTCAATTTTTTCTTTACCTAACAAGCCTGCGACAGCATTATAGGTGTCAATGAAACCCTGCAATATAGGCATGAGGCTTACTGCAACATACATTCCAATTTTTACAAAGCCTAACTCCATTTTCTTCAAAACAATGTTAAATGCATGAAGACCTGCTTTTGCATAGGCAAAACCTGCAATTATTTTATCAGCTACCTGCTCTCCAACATTACCAAGTTTATTAGCCTCTATTGCTGAATTAGTGAAACCATCTGCTACAACTTTCAATACAGGTGCAAGATTTAAAGATATTTGAGTAAAAAGCCCACTAATAACGCCTTTAGCCCTAGTAAACGCATCATTAGCCGCTTCTATTTGCGCTGTGTCGGTTCTGCTTAATGCTAGACCTAATAGGTCAGCCTCAGCAATCATCTCTCTAAGAGCCTCTGAGCCATCACCTAGAGTGTTAACCAATGCAACACCCTCTGAATCAAACAGCTTCATGGCAATACGAACGCGGTCAGACTGTGTAGACAATCCGCTCATGGCATCAGCTACAACTCCCATTTGCTTATCTAATGGCAGTTTAACCAAGTCTTCTGCATTAATGCCAAGCTCTTTTAGCGCACCCTTTGCCTCACCAGTACCAATTGCGGCTTCACTTGCCCTGCGCGTAAATCTTTGCAGAGCCATATCCATTGTTTCTGTGGATACGCCTGTTAGTTCTGCGGCATGGCGCATACCTGCAAGGGCTTCTGTAGTAACGCCAATCTTGTCTGCTGTCTTAGCCAGTGAATCACCTGCGGCTAATCCTTGCTTAATAAGCGCACCAAAACCTGCCGCACCTACTAAGCCAACAATGGCTGTCTTAGCACTGAGAACAGCACCACCTACTTTTCTGAGACCTTTGCTTGCAGAAGATAATGCTTTTGATGTTTTATCAAATGCGCGAATGGTTATATTAAGATTTTGGTTCGCCATTGTTGTCCTTTAATATCTGAAAGTAAGCCATCCACTCATTGAACTCAGTAACGCTAATTTGCTCTACTTCGTCTATAGTCATATGAAGCCGATCAGCTAAAGAAATAAGATTCATTCTAAAGTGATCGGTTTTTAGTTTTTTGCTAAATCTTCCTCAGACTCAATCTCAGCAAACATCTGATTAGCGATCTCAGATATAACATCTGTCTGCTCGCCCATCAGTTCAATCTTATCGTCTGCCGCAGTGAACAACCTATCACCACTTTGGTCTTCTGCTTTCATAATAATCAGATCGACCATAGCGGCAATTGTGGTGTTGGTTAAGAAGTTAGGGTGCTTCTTCTGTAGTTGGTTCATATCGTTACAGGTTATTGGTCTGCAATACAATACGAACGCTCCAGAATCGTCACCCCACTCAGGCACAACAACTTCTCTCGCCTTAACTTCTCTTCTCTTGCGTAACTCTTTTGCTAATCCCATGATTTATACTCCCCTAATTACGCTGATGCTTCGTTTACTGCTCCAGACACTTGAATAGAAAAACTAGCTTCAACCATGCCATCAAAAGATGTGTTGATAGACTTGCTAGTTACAATACCATCGCCAGTGTAGTATTTTTCACCTGTGCCAGTGCCAGTAGGATAGATTTCAAAATCAACATTTGTTCTGCCATCTAAAACTAACTGGGGTGCATCAGCACCATCCCAGTAGCATTCAATGCTTACTGTAGAGCTTTCTAATCCTGCTTTGTATGTACGCGCTAAATCACCAACTACGCTATCTTCAATAGTGTCTGCTGATGTTTCAATGCTGAATGAACGAACCTCGCCAACTACGGCTACTCCACCGCCATCAATTGCTATTTTTACTACGCCACTGCTACCTGTTGCTGTTGCCATTGTGTTACCTCATAAAGTTAAAGTGTACCGCGCTGATACTTATACAGTACACGCAGAGTTAAAATTACACCGCCAATCGGTGCTATAGAACCTTCGTCTGTCTCAATGCTAACAATCTGTGTATCTAAGGCTACATCGCCTCTGGTTCTGTCTACATCAAGACTTTCTTCAACAGCCTCTATGATATCATTTCTGGCAGAATCAATCTCTTTGCCTTTTACATAACATACAAGCTGATAGTTAATCGTTGCCATCCTGTGCGATATAGAGCCACCGACAGTATCGTTCTCTCTATCTTCGTCTGCGCTCTGCACAAGTATAGCAGGGAATTGAGCATTGGATAGCTTTTCAAAATCAAACGGCTCTCTGGTTACATACTTAACTTTTACAGGCAAATCAATGTTCTGTAATGTTTGTACCAAGTTAACCGCTATGTCTTCTCTAATGCTCATTTGATGTTCCTAAAGAATATATTTGCAAGGTGCTTCTCTTCTTTTCTGTTAAAGCCAAAGAAAGGTCTAGTCTTATCATTCATAGCCGCTTTCTTAGCTTCTTCTGCTCTGGTAAAGAATATAGTAGCTTTCTTCCTGTCAGCCTTACTAGTCATAGAGCCAAGCATTCTACCAGAGAATTGCAGGTCTACGTTTTTGCCTCTACCTTTAGCTCTTCTAAACTTAGCATACTTTTCAGAGTAGCCCTTGAAAGCACCGCCTTTGTAACCAACACCATCTTGTGTTCTATCCTCTATGATGTTGATGCCTTGTTGGGCTGTTATTGATAGCGCACGCTTCATGCTCTTATCAATGTCTTTCCCTTTCTTCTTTAATGCCGCCTGTACTTTCTTGGCATTAGTCTTAAGGCTAAACTGCATTATCTGCTCAATCTACCGCTATGGATAGACTTCTTCTCATCTTCTGTTACGACACTATCGTTATCAGCATCGTACTCAATGCCATCTCTTAGGATACTGTCTAGCTCTTCGCCATAACGCGACTTGTAGAAAGTAATCATGCTCTGGAATCTATCGCCATCTACCCAGTTAGTTAACTGAGGCAATGCGTACTTCCACAACACTAAGTAAGATGCACATCTTGTAAACTGTGAGTCTGTCAGGTACGCGCTGTTTAGCTCGCCTGATAAACCTTTCTTATCCCACCAACCTATCCGTAGTTCGCGAATAATATCGACTTGCGCTCTTGCGTGTTCATCACCGAACGATTCAATGCCTAGCTCTAAAATGTCAGGCACTAGGTTTTGTAAATCTACGTCTTCTGAAAATGCCATTACCATTTCACCTTATCTGCCCAGTAAGCCCCAGACATTCTGCCTTTGGCTATATTCTTTGCATGGCGCGCTTTAAATGAAGCCCGCTTTGCTTTGTCTGCCGCTGATTCATTCTTTCTGGGTGGCTTGTTATCTGCACCCTGCTGTCCGAATCTAATCAGCTTAATCTTATCTCCTTCTTTAGCTAATACGGCGTGAGACTTAGTCGCATGACCAGATGTTCTTTTGGGCTTATTGTAGCCGCTGAACCTTTCGCCTCTATATGTAATCGCCATATTAACCTCAGAAAAAGAATAGCCCCCACCTAAGCAGGGGCATTCAGTCTTAAAGAGCCGCGTCAGCAGTGATTTTAACACCAAAGCTGTCATCTAGCTCAGCAACACCATAAACAGCAGTAGCAACTAACTCAGTGCCTCTGCGTGTAGCGTTACGTTGTGTCTCTAGGTTGAACTCAGACTTAAGAGCAATAGCAAGTGCTTCTGGAGCAAATACTGCCGCAACTGCATCGTCTGAACCATCAATAGAAACATTAGCTGATTCATAAACATCGATACCTGCGATTGAACCAACATAGCCATTACGCATAGCTTCGTTCTGTAGGTCTCCGCCATTTGGGTTAGCAAATGTGTTAGTAAGACCTGCTTTCAAAGCATAGGCTTGGAACGGATGTACAACAGCCGCCATAGAGCCAGTTACTTTGTTAGCTCGTAGAGTAGCCGCCGCTTTGAATAGATCAGAAACAGCAATTTCTGAACCTGCCGCGCCTAAAGCACCAGAGAAGCCAGAGAACAAAGCGATAAGGTCAGAATCGATCTTAGTAGCGATAGCGTTACCAAGAACAGTGCCAAGCTCATCAGCAGGGTTACCTGCGCCCATAGCCGCTAGATCAGTCAAAAGAACGCTGTTACCTACTTCTGAACAGGTTACTGTTACAGATGAAGTTGATACGTCAGTATCAGCAGGTGCAGTACCCTCATCCAAAGCCGCCGCAGTGATTGCAGGGTATTTAGGAATCTGTACAGTTTTACCTGCTTGTCCTGCAATGTTGTACTGAGTTACAAGACCTAACATTAGGCTTTGCTCTTCAGCAGTGAAACGGGCTTGCGCCACAATATTTACAAATAGATCGTCTAAAGTTGTTGAATTAGTACCTGATATAGCCATTTTTAAAACCTCAATAAATAGAAAGAAAAATAATTTAGCCTTTCCTCTTCATAGCAGTATAGGCTTCTTTGCCACCGCTATTCCAATTCTCGACCATCCAATCCACCGATTGAGGCTTCGGAGTAGAGCCACCTGTATTACCCATGCTTCCTGCACCGCCACCTGAGGCGCGCACAAAGTGTGGGTTAACAGTTAAAAATTCTGTAACCATCTCATCGACAGATAACAGATCACCTTTATCATTATATCTAGGTGTTCCGTTATTATCTACAATCTCGACAACACCA